CGCATCATGCAGAACCAGCATGTAGCGGTGGTCGAATATCTGGCTGAGCTCGGCATCCTTGAACCCCAGGCTGCGGGCGTACTGCGTCATCTGTTCGCGGTCTTTCGTGAAGACCTGCTGGTCGCGCCACTCCGGGCGCGCACCCATCAATCGTTCGTTCTCGAGCGGGATGGCCTGACGCAGCGCTTCCTGCTGGCGCTGCGCTTCCTGTGCGGCCATCGCGTCGACGTTCTGCATGAACTGGCCGATCTGCTGCTGACGCTGCTGGAACTCGGTCTGCAGCGCAGCGAATTCGGCCGGATTGTTGGCCCGCAATGCGTTCCAGTCGATGCGCTGATAGTCCTGCGTGAGCAACTGGACAGCCAGATTGGCCGCGGCCTGATGGCGCTGGATTTCCTGCTGCGCGGCCTGCCGGAACTGCTGCTGCTCGGTCTCGAATGCGGTGCGATCGTTGGAAAGCTGGATCGACTTGTTGTTGACGTGGCCTTCCAGCTGGTAGCTCTTGAGCACGTCCGACAGCGGAACCTTCTTTTCCACGCCGTCGATCTTCGTCGTGACGTGCAGGCCCATCACCGACTGCGGGTCGATCTTGTGCGCCGTCAGCAGTTCGTCGAGGCTCGCAAACTGCGGGGCGTCGTCCTGCTGGTCGCCCTGATCCTGCTGGCCGTTCTGAGCGTCGCGCGCGGCGTCGTTGAGCGCTGCAGCGTCGTCCTGCTGACCAGCCCGCTGTGCGTCGTTCTGGCCGGTCTGCGCGGCATCGTCGCGGCGCTCGGGCTCGTTCGAGTTGTCCCAGAAACTCTGGAACGCATCGACGTTGTCGACCGGGGCCGGCGCTGCTGCCGGTGCTGCGGTTGCCGCGCCCGAAACCTGGGTGGTGGCTGCTGCTACGTCGCTCATTTGCTCGCCTCAAATAAAAAAGGCCACCCCGAAAGGCGGCCGCAAAGATTCGTGGGTCGCCCCATGAATCGCTCGGTCTGTCAGAAAACGCCGAACCGCTTCTTGCGCTGTTCGTCCTGCGTGATCTGGAACTGCGCGAGTTCCCCGGTCTGCTTCACATGCTCGAAGTACTTTTCAAGCTGATCCCACACCTGCAGCGCGACGATCAGCCGCGTGTGCATGGTCTGGTCCGAGAGCGGGACCGCGCGCATCTGGCGCTGGATGCCTTCGACGACGTGCTTTTTCGCCTCGAGGAAGATGGTCGAGTCCAGCACGCCCGCAGCAGCGCCGCCGCGGATCACTTCTTCTTCAGGCGCCACGCTGCACCTCGCTCATGTCCTGATTGACCATCTGTCCGGCGTCGGCCGCCGCGTTCTGCCGCAACTGCTGCGCGACGATCTGGCCGATCACCTTCAGCGCCGTCTGCCATTCCTGCGACTGCATCTGCGCGATCTGCACGTCGCGATCGGCGCCGCCTTGCGCGGTCGCATGGATGATTTCGGCCTGCGCCTTCAACTGCGCGGCGCGCTCGCCGGCCTGCGCCTGGATCAATTGCGCCTGCAGATGCATGTTGTCGGTCGCCTGCTTGCTTTGCGTCTGCTGAGCGGTGGTCTGCGCATCCAGTTGCGCGCGCTGCATGGCGCCCTGTTCCTTGATCTGCGCCACCTGCACGGCCGGGTTCGGCTGCGGCTTGTGCTGCTGCATCCACTGCTGGTATTCCTGCGAGTCCGGGTCCATCGCGTACTCGGTAGGATTCTCGAAGCCCAGCAGGTGCACCGCTTGCTTGAACGTCGCATACGCCTGTTTCGGGCCGACCAGACCATACTGCGCGAGTTGCGCCTGCGCCTGCCCGAGCATCACGACATTCGCGCGCGCTTCCTCGCGGTTGCCCGAGCCGAGCCCCACATTGATGTTCAGTTCGGTGCGCTCGCGCCACTCGGCCGGGTTCACCTGCAGCCATTGGCGGTTGGTGAGGCGGATTTCGAGCTGCTGGTCCTGATGCCGGCGCAACAGGTTGTGGATCTTCTGGAAGACGTCTTTCACGCCCTCGGCAAGCAGCCGCGCGACGAGCTCGACTTTTGCCGCGGCCGCCGACATTGCCGCCAGCTGGCCGCCCTTCGTCACATCCTGCAGCGCGTCCGCGTCGACGCCCATCGTGTCCTTGCCGATACCGGTGCGCATCTCGCGCTGGAGGTCGCAGTATTCGAGCGCCGGCACTACCTGCGACATCATGTTCGACGGCGTGGACAGCGGCATGATCGCGTTCATCGGCGCGCCGTTCGTACGCACGATTCGACCCGGCCGCGATACCAACAGGTCGCTCATGTTGACGTTGTTCCAGTCGACCGCGTAGCCCTGATTGTTCGAGATGTACAGGTTGTCCAGCGCCTGCCGGAACAGCGTGGTCTTGATGACCTGCAGGTCCATCAGCAGGTCGTAGTAGCTGATGCCAACGTGCCGGTGCGGCATGCGGATGGGCGAGCAGTACGAGTAGCTGACTTCCTCGCACTCGTCGTTGTCGAGAATCTTGTCGCCGCCCACCATCACGCGCCGCAGTTCGGTGATGCCGTCGCCGTCGAAGTCGACGCGGATGAAAACGGTGCGCAGGCTCACCAGTTGGCTTGCCGGATCGGTCGGCTCCTCCTCGCTCAACTGGTCGGTCACCTCGTCGCGCGCGAGCGCAATCAGGTCCAGCCAGTCGGGCGTGGCAAGCGTGATGCTGTCCACCGCGTCGGCGTCGAATCCCATTTCCTTCAGGTCGGAGCGCGATTTCTTGCACTCGTGCTCGGTGAATGGCGATTCGTCGAAGCCGTGCCGAGCCTGCGGCGATACGCGCATTTCCTCGGGTGGCACGCACTCGACCTTGACCTGACCGGCCTTCGTCGTGCGGCGCAGCTTCACGTCGAACGTGGTGGTCTGCTGCGCGCCGGCCGGGCCATCGATGATCTGGATGTTTTCCTTCTGCTCGAGCACCTCGATCTCGTCGCTGGTCTGCATCAGCATCGCGACTTCGATCTCGCTCAGGCCGGTGTACGTTTCGACGCTCGTCTTGCGCTTCTTCAGCCAGTAGCTGTTGATGTACCCGTTGCGCAGCAGCAACGCGTCCTTGAAGAAGTCGTGCAGGATGAAGAAGCCAGGGTTCTGCTTCATGAACACCCAGTTCACGACCTCGGTTTCGTTCTCGGCCGCCTGCTCGTCGTTCGGCGTCTCCGGGTCGAATTGCACCGGCTTGCCGCTTCCGACAAACATGCGCATCAGCGTCGGCATGATCCACTCGACGGTGTCGCGCAGCTCGGGCATCACAACCTGCGAGCGGTCCTCGACCTCGTTACCGAGCGGGCGTGCGAAGTATGCGTTCAGCGCGTTGTAGCGGTCGATCTCGAGCGTCGTCATGGTCTGGCCGGCCGGCTTGACGCTGCCACCAACGCTGGGGCCGACCGACACGCTGGAGCCGAGCGCGGCTTTCTCGTACATGCCGATCAACGCCAGCAGTTCGGCGTCGGTCATGCGCTCGCCTTTAGCCATTGCGCTTGCCCTGCGCATTACCCGGCTTCGCTTGCGGCATCGGATCGAACAGCGCCTTGCGGCGCTCCAGTTCCGCAAAGATGACCGCTTCGACATCGGCCTTCAGCTGCGCGCGCAATGCGGCCACCTGCGCCTCAAGCTCGGTCAAGCGGGTTTCGGTTGCGATGCTCATATCACTCCAATTTTCGGGTATTCGATCGGCTTCATTTCGACCGGCTCGCGCCAGACAACACAGCCAAGGCCAAACGCATCAGCGCCGTGTGACGACCAATCGTGCTCAGGACCCAGGCCGATGCCGCGTTCCTGATCGCGTTTTTCGTGATACCAGCCAAGCGCCGCACGTCCGGCCTCCGTTGTCGCTTCGTTGAACCGCACCTGCGGGAACAGCACACGCTCGATACGCTGCGACGCCGCGCCTTTTCCCTGATTCGGCACGACCGTGACCTTGTAGCCGGCCTTCTTCAGCGCCGACTCGTACGAGACGTCATAAACCTTGTCCTGCGTCGATCCGTCGTGCGGCAGCCAGAACTGCGCGCGGCTCGGCTCGTAGCCCTGCGTGCGACACCAGGCAAGGTGCGCGTCGATCGGCTGGCCCACCGCCTCGTAGTAGTTCACGACGCGAATCTCGCGGCCGATGAACTGCATCGCCCAGATGGCGAATGCGTCCGCCCGCGCGCCGGTGCCGCCGATGTCGCAGATCAGGCGGATCGTCATCAGCGGATCGGCAGGGAAGAAGCCAATGCGCCCCTGCTCTTTCGCCGTGATCAGCTGGGGCGCGTAATACGAGCCCTCGACCAGCGTGACGTATCCGCCTTCCCAGATGTGGTCGTACTGGTCCGGCTGCATGCGCAGGCAGTCCTGGCGTTCCTGCTCAAGCTCGGGCGTGAACCACGGGTTATCACGCCAGTTCGCGCGCACCACCTGCGCGCCCGTGGGCAACTCCGCGCTGCGCAGCATCAGGTCGACAGGATCGGTCTTGCGCCGAGGGTTCCAGCTGAACCACAGTTCAGAGCCGGCCGCGCGGATCGTCGGGCGTAGCAGGTTCAGCGAGTATTGCGTCGCGGTCTGCGCTTCTTCCCACCACGCGCGCTTAAAGCCTTCCAGCGACTTCACGCTCTCGGACGTGTAGTCGTTCATGCCCTTGAAGATCATCAGGCCGTCGCCCGGCGTGCGGATCACGTCCCGATAGACCTTGAAGCCCTGCGAATCGAACAGGCCCATCTGGCGCAGCTTCGTCTCGATCAGCAGCTTCGATGACTGCGCGAGGTCCTTTTGCATTTCCCGGATGCACACCGCGCGCATTCCCTCGCCAGACTCGCCCGGCTCGGCCAGACAGTCTTCGATCAGCTTCTCGCCGAAGAAATGCGACTTCCCGGATCCGCGACCACCGTAAGCGCCCTTGTAGCGCGCCGGCTGAAGCAGCGGTTCAAACGCTGCCGCGGTCTGGATCACCAACTCGGTCACGGCCGAACGACTACGCGCTTGATGACCTGAATTGCCAGCGGCGCGTCGGGATCACCGCTCACCTGCAGCGGCAACAGCTTCGGGTAAATCGTGCCCCAGAACACGCGTTCGTTAGCCGGGTCTTCCTGAACCCATGCCGTCAGCCGATCGGCACCACCCAGCGCCTCTGCTGCGGCCGCGATGGCATCCTTGGCAGCACGCGTGGTCTTGTTGAGGGAGCCTTTTTTGCGCCCCATGCCAGCTGCCGGCGGTTTCCGATTTCCAGCAGCTTTCACTTCTTTGTTGTCGCTCACGATCAGCCGCGCCCTTTCGGGTAGCGCTCCGTTCAGCAGGTTGATTTCGAGTGCAGCCAGCCCAACAGCAGGATCAGCGCGCACAGACCGACGAATGCCAGCCCGCGCACGATCAGCTTGAGCATGTTCATTTGCCGAGGTTTTCCCACTCGGCGTGGGATTGCGGATGCCGGACGCCGCGCGTGCGCTCGTTGGTCGCGGTGCGCTCGCCGCGGCCCGGCTTCTGGCCCATAACACGGTCGGCCTTGGCGTCGATCTTTGCCTCGGTCGACGTCGACATGCGGCCGCTGTTGACAGCCTGCGACGCGCGAGCCTTGGCGTTTGCCGCATGGCTGGCGTCCGGCATCGGATAAGCGCGCTTGCCGGGCAGACCGAATTCCGACTTCGGCATCTGCTTGCGCGCTGCGGTGCTGAGCTTGGCCATGACGGTTCCAGAAAAGAAAAAGCCCACGCGAGGTGGGCGAAAGAGGTTGAAACCTCAGGAGACACCGGTTGGCCAGTCCGTATCACGCTGCGGCACCGGCTGCCGCTGACTGGCCGTAAACGACAAAACCCCGCGCGGCGCGAACCGGCGGGGTTTCGGGAAATTTTGGACGCAACTCTGCCCACTTCAGGCGCGAATCCTACACCACTGTTTTCGGGTTTACAACCCCCTTGATGATCAGCTTCGGCAGCATGAGGTGTTTCGCGTCCCGGTAATCCTGCTCCTGGGTGTCCGGGTGGCGACCGCTTTTCCAGACCGAATACCCAACCTCCATGTTTCGCATGGCGATGTTGACCGCCATCCGGTGCTGGAGCCCGAGCGTCGAGATGATCGGGTCGATCAGCTCGCCCTTGTGCTTGCGCAACTGGTAGTCGACCAGTTCGGACAGGTCTTCATAGTCCATCCACTGCCGGCTCGCCCTGAAGTCGCGGCATGTCGCATCGGAGTTAGCGTGCTCGTGCACCTCCTGATAGCCGCGGCTCCAGCGATACCACTCGTAGAGGGCCTCGTCGACTTCATCATACGTCTGCGTGTCCATCTGTACCCCGCCAGATGCTGAAGGATTTGATTTCCGCCCCACGCAAGCGGCGCTCGCGCAAGACAACGAATTTCCCTGTACGTTCGACGAAGCGGTCAACAACGATTTCTCCTGTTCTCAGCACGATCCGCA